TCACCGTCAACGTTGTAACCAAGGCTGCCTTCTATGGTTGAAAATACATCGGCGGTAAAAGTGTCAATAAAATCAACTGGAGTTTTTGCTAGACTACCATGATTGAATAACTGCAGATTTGAAGAAAATTCAATAATAGGTCTCTTGGCTCGAGCTGTTTCGATCGAATCAAACTCGCTATTGTTGAAGCTATGTGCCTGTTCTAGAACTGATCTATGAAACCATCTGTTGTATCTGCTCCAAGGATTTGAATCTTGGCTGGCTCTATTAATTGTAATATAGTCTTTTGATTCTGGATATGTAGCTGCATCATCGAAGGGCTCTGTGTCGAATCCGCCGTCGTCAAACAATACTTCTAAACTCGATGTACTAAGAGTCGGAGGGGATAAATCTTGAAATCTTATTAATTTAATAGATTCTCCAACACCCTCTATTATCCAGGTGTCTGTGGAATATTTTGTAGGTATTACTAAACCAGAAAATCGAACTTTCATACCGTTAGTAAACGTAATGCCGTTGCTACTAACATATGTGGTTTTACCGATAACTTCATTAGTGATATCAATTTTGGTATTTGATTCAATGTCTGCAATAATGAATCTGCCGAATCTATCAATGTCTGTGCTACTTTGATAAAACAGCACATCGGGTGCATCAAACGGTACAGTAAAAGTTAATGTGCCGTTGGTTGCTCCTTGTCCGGTGATTCCTATATTATAATCCAATGCAGTAGCCTGACTAGCGTCTTCGACATACTCCCAGTCTTGACTATCTTCATCTATGGTGCTGCCATCAGTGACCGCAATAAAAGTTTTGGCTTTCCATAACTTGTTGTTGAATACAGCAAATTGACCTTGTTGATATGGTAGGTAGGGTTTGTAAATCAATGACCCAGTATCATAGGCTGTTTTAATAACAAACCCTTCGCCCGGTGCATTGACTTGAAACTTGTATGTTTGTCCTCTATATAGTGTGAGGGTAGGATTTAACGATAGGCCATCCGGAAAAAATATCCATGATGAACCTACTCCTAATCTTACTCTATATGTACTGGTTATAGCCTGCCGTTGACCAAATATAGTAACAGGCGGGGGACCATCTGGTACCCAGTAGTATTCACGGAAATTTACAAACTTGTCCCAGTCAATTGGCGGAGTCCAAGAATAATGATCCTGATCTGTAATTAAGTCATCTCTTTCTAGATTGTTACCAAAAAACTTCAATTGATTTTTAAAATCAATATAATCATAAAAATTTTCTACTTTATCTTTTTCTTTGACTGTGACACCTGGTTCTAGTTGATATCTACTTCTAAGGGTTGTATCTGTGTCCAGATATACATCCGAACCATTATAAGTTTTACCATATCTACGACCTACATAACCAACTGTTTTAGATAATGTACCAGGTTGAACCAACGGATCAACCACTGCAGACATAAATTTTGCATTGGTTTCGGTTTGAAAGACTTCTGGGAGAAGTTCTACAGTTCTGCGAATCGGTAACTGACTTTGAGGGAAAATATCTTTTGCCATAATCTTATTGTGTTGAGTTTACTATAGATGCCACTTCTGCACGTATTTCAACCGCGGTAATTGCGGTGACAATTACTATATCGTCTACGGTTGCACCGCTAATAAAAATTTCTTCTGGTTGACTTTGTATTTCAAATAAACTACCAAATGATTGATCTGGTTGTCTAGGTACAATCACAAGATTACTAACGTCCGGAGCAACTTCATTGGTAATGTATGTAATTAATTCACCTAGATAAAATCTATCTCCGAAATCCCAATTATTAATATCAAAGAAGCTGTTGATTGCTGAGACTATTCTCACCTTTAGATCATTGTCGTTGATTGTTTTATACGGATTTTTAACCACTTTAAATTGTGCCTGCAATTTAGGATCAGCTGTACTACCGAATAAAATTTTGTAATTTACAGGATGATAGATTAATTCATCACTAATAGATTTAATTAAATTCAACTGTTTACCAAATGCTATTCTCAATGCGTCACTGGTTGGTACTTCAGGTTGGGGGATAGCTCCTGATATATACTTTCTAAATTCGGTATCGTAGGTTCTTGTTAAAAGAAAAATATCCATTATATTACTTACACTGGGATCTATTCTTCGATCAATGTTTGCATTATGAATATATTGAAATTTGAGATTGGCTCGACCTATCACTGCCTTATAATCAGATTCAATTATCAAAGTGTTGGTACTTAGATCAACACGCTTTATTCTATTTTCATTACTGGCATAAAAATAAATTAATTGTCCGTTAGCATAATCAGAAATAATAATATTACTTTCAGTTTGTCTAATTAGAATAGTATCATTACTGTTATCAACATAAGAATATGTTGTATATCCAGAAGCATCTGTTGTTTTATAAAAAAACAAGTATTTTAGATCTAGATCTTGACCAACTATCTGTTCAAATGACTCGGGATTGTCAATGACTCCGTCATCGTCACTGTCAGCAAACGATAACTTTATTTCGTTGGCGCTTTGATACCCATCTTCAAATTTAATTACATCACTGACTTCAAATGTTTTGTCATTTTTCAAAGCATTTATTAAACCGTTATCGGGATTTATACCAAGAATATTAACTTTGTCTTTGACTGTTTTACCGGTTTTTCTATCAAAAGTTTTTTGATTTACATCAAAATAAAATCTGTTCTGTTCTAGACTTCTAAAAATGTAATCCAAACCTCTAATTCTTACGTTATAACTGTCTGCTTGTCTGACAAACGCTATAATCCAGGCAGTGTCTAGATTACTGTTAGTAGTATCTCCGGCTCGACCTAGACTGAAATCATTAAGTAGATCAATGTTTGCCGATGTAATAATTTTCCAAGAACTTTCTATAGATTCATAACGTAGGCCAAAATTCACATTCAAACTGATGAGATTAGTTATTTCATTTTCTAGAGCAGTTGGCAAGTTATTAATAAATCTAGGAACAATGCGTGTTGCAATTGCTCCTGTAGGAACAACATCATTAAACACTATAGGACCAAGTCCATTGGCCAGTGCTCCGCGACCAGCATTGGTCCCGTCTCCTGTGATTTTAACAACTTTAACCCAAATTCTATCTGTCTGTTCTACATCTGTTGCACTAATGTTAACAATTGCTCCCTTTTTAAAGGCCTTGCCGGCAGGAGGTTCGAATTTAATCAGTGCTCCTGCAAACACATATTTCAAAGAGTTAGTGGTATATGTTCCAACCTTGAACAATGACTGATCTATGTTGTTGATAAAATATCCTGTGGATGAATTTACATCGTTAGTAGTCTGTGTCCAAAGTGTATTTGAATCTGTGAATTGTATTTTTGTAAAGTTTGTTAGATAAAAATTATAAACATCTGTGTTGGTTAACAACGGTTCGATGTTGTTTCTAATATAATTTATAATATCAATTCTATTTGTATACTTAAAAGACTCTGTTCTTTCTGTTTGTTCTTTGTATATCACGCCATCGTCAGCAAAGACATTTACACTCGAGTATTTTCCGCTGGCATCAATTACATCAAAATTTCTACTGATACCGCTGCTGGTTCGATTAATAGCTTTGACTTTTAAAATATCTTGACTGCTGGACAACGGAGCCAGATTATAATCCTCTCCAGTAATCATGCGATTCTGTGTATAATAAATTGCAGGAGCACGAGCTTTGATACTATCAATGTCTTCTGAAGCTGTTGCAGTGCTTATGGTATATTTCAAACTACAACTAATTAACAGGTCGTGCCTTACTCCTGCTTTGTTTATATAAGGTACAGATATATTAATTGCTCGCATTTCAGCGGGACTAACTGTATAGTTTAGACCGTTGCTGACTCTATAATACGCTTTGAAAGCACCTTGGGGCAAGTTACCGTAGGTACCGTCTGCAAATACCAAATCAATTTTGTCATCTTCTTTGGTAATCACACTATAGATATTTCTTATGTTTGAATTGATACTGTTATAGGCAATATTGCTGCCTGTGATGCTGCTGACTTTGGTCCATTCAGATGCCTGTGTGCCGTCTGAATTTGTGGCAAACAACCAAACATCTGAATCATTTATTCCTGTGACGTCAACAGACACCACTTCATTGGTAGTAGGAACATCAATGCTGAAATCAGTTAATTCTAGACTGCCCTGTTTCAACAACATAAAGAATCCAGTGTTAGCACTTGCACTGCCCTTACCATCTTGTCTATAGACAAATCCTAACTGGCTGCCGGGAATAGGAGGTTCTTCATAATAATCTTCTGCACCGATAAAGCTGGTACTTACCAGTTCAAACGGCATCTTTCTACTGGCTACTATTTTTTCAAAGTTAAAAATTGGCACATCTGTAAAATTAGATCTAAATCTATACTGCTGTGAATCGATGCCTTGAATTGTGTCTGTGCCTTGGCTACGGCCAAATTCAGTGTTGTCTGCCATTGCAGAATTCATAACTAGAATAAATTGCTCTAGCCAATTTGAATTGGTCGGATCATTCCAGATAATTGTTTGGCTGGCAAGATTCTTGTTGTTGCTGTCTAATACACCTTCTGTGGTAGATACTGTGTCAAATTTAATTAATCCTTGTGCAGGAATATTTCTTCTACTGTTGTAAGAAATCAGGCGTGATAGTCTTAACACAGATTCTTTGGTTTCGGCTAGTTCTAAAAAGTTTTCTCTGCTGGCTAGATCAGTACGGAAGGCTAGACTCTGTCCTAAAAATGCTACTGCATCTATCAGTGCTAGATATTCTGAACTTTCAATATAATCATTAAAATCTTCTGGGTAATTTTCACGAAGATAGGTAATAATAACTCTACGCAGATTTTCAAAATCGTAGCTTTTAAAGTCAGCATTTTTAAAGGTCTGATAAATTCTTTTCCAGTCCTGGTTTAAAATTAAATTGTTCTGTCGAGACGTAGTTGTCATTTTCTTTCCCTATACTGATATTTATCGTAAAAATAAAATGCGTATTTTATGTTATTGTGTTATCTCTATCAAAACTCAAACGCAGCGTATCGGTGATATCAAATGGTAGTATCACTATTTCTGCTTCTATACGTATACCCTGTTGTGTGCTATCTATAGACACAGAATTTACTTTTACACGCTTGTCAAAATTAATAATTTCTTCAACATCTTTGGCAATGGCTGCTTTTATTTCTGGGGTAAAATTCTCAAACAGTGTATCCCAGATAATTGTTCCAAATTTGGGATTTTCTAATTTTTCGCCTTTTCTAATATAGAAATGGTTGATGAGATCTTGTTTGATCAATTCTGCATCGTATAACTTGTAGTTTCGTTTGAATTCTTTAGAACTAAATCCTCTGTATCGAAAGTTGCCGGCATTTGCATTTCCTATGCTGGCTTTGTTTTTTGCAATGACTTTGTTGGTGTATATTTTTGCCATAATTTATTTCCTTAGAAAGGAGTGTCGCTTGGTTTTTTGTATTTGCGCCAATCACCGGGTGGTGTTCGCATACTGGTACTTTCGCCGTCATAACGACCGTCAACGTCTCGATCTGTTAGATCCGGTTTGACTTTTGTGGCGTCTAGATTTTCGTGGAAGGGATATGGCTCAGCTGTGGGCATTCTTCTTACTATAACCGATTTGTCTACATCATCTTCATTGGGGGCTGAAAGATCAGGAAGGCTGTGAGTCTTTAACTTCAATGGAATAGACGATTTTGCAGATGTCCTTGCTTCTTCTGGTAGCACTGCTATTTGTGCTGTACTGGCACCGCCTGCACTTGCGGCACCGGGACCGTTCATATGAATTTGAGGAGCAGTTTCTACAATATTACCTCCAGCATTTGTTTCATTTGTGCCGGCTGATGTATTGTAAATATGGCCGCCTGCTTTAACCTCAAAATCACCAGATGATTGTTGAAAAAGATGTCCGGCTGTTTTGATATCTACATTACCTGCAGTATAGTGTTCATACGTGCCATCAGTGTGTAAATCAACATCTCCTGTAATTTTAGTTTTTAAATATCCGTTAATAGTATGATCAACATTAACACCAATGTGTTCGATACGCATATCTTTATAAATCTTGATATCAATTCTGTCAGGTGTTGCTCCATTCACATCTGCTACCGGACTTGATGTAGCTGTATCATTACTTACTGGATCTGAAGGATCTTGGCTAGTTGCATCTGCTGGAGCAAAGGTAGCTCCAGATGCGCCTCCGCCTCCGCCAAAACTAAATCCTTTAGCTACTTTAAAATCCATTCTACCGTCAACATTATGAGTATAATCTTTTGAATAATATTTCTTAACATCGTCATTTACTGTCTGTCGATATTGTTCGTCAACAGTTTCATCCTTCCTTCGTTTTATATGAATCTTTTGATCTCTATCAACTATCAACACTTGATCCTTGCCCACAGAAGTATGCATTTCTCCGGCTACTTTTAAATTAAAATTGCGGCCAACTTCTAGATTGAAATCTCTATCAGCAACAAAATTAAAATCTTGTTTGGTTCTGATGTTGATACTGTCTTCAGCGTAGATATCAATTTTACCGTCGCTGGTAAATTCAATCCAGGCTGTGCCTCTACTGTTTCCAATATAAATTAAATCTTCAGAATTATGAAACAACAATTGATGTCCTGTTCTAGTCCTAATTCTAAAATGTTCGTTGTATGGAATATCTTTTAGTCCTTCAGGATTTTTTACATAGGTAGGAGCCCCGTCAGTGGGCTTAGTTTCTCTATAGTATCTGTCATCGCCGTCATCCATGACAAAATGTGTTCCGCCAAGTCTTTGAACTGGGACTGGAGTTGGAGTAGGACTTTCTCTATTTCCCAAAAACTTTTTCTTGCCGTTTCTATCTACAGGCCCAGGACTGCTCATTC